GTTTCTTGCGGGATTGCCTCGTACTTATATCCCTTGGGTAATTTGGGCAGTTTTTTCCTAATTACACGGCTATATGCACGTTTCATCCTATCTCCTTAACAGAACTGACACCTTCTTTTATGGTTACCCGGAATGCCTTATCTGTATTTTCTACAGCAGAGGAAGCATGGCTGTTACAGATTATCTGTATTCCTACCCTGATTGCTAATTCATGTAGCATCTCTTCTGCACGTTCCTGGAGATCTAGACTAAGATGCTTGAAAGGTTCATCCAATAACAATACAGGCTGGACTTTCCCAGAACGCATGCTCAATGCTGCTATCCTAAGGGCCAGGGCTGTTATATCCACCACGCCCCCGCCTGCGGAGGATAGTGGATCCAGGAGTTCCCCATCTCTTTCCAACCGTAGGTCACATTCGGTATGTCCACGGCGTTCAATGAACTGAACTCTAAACTTATACGGGTTATCCGGGAATACTGAAGAGATGGCTGCTGAAACAAGATTACTTATGTGGAATTCAAGTTCTTGTTGTGTCTTTAATCCCACTTGTTTAGCAATTTCCAGGGCCTTCTCGGTTTGGTGTACCCGGAGTTCTTGTCGTTTTAATTCCCGTTTAGTTTCTCGGAGATCCTGTTTTACTTTTTCACAGGCCCCTTTTCGTTGCTCAAGTAGCTGCCGGATAGTCCGGATTTCCTGTTCAGAAGCCATATGTTTCTTTAATCTCCAGAAGGCCCTGTTTAATTTCCTCCTCTAACGTTTGGATTTGTTCTTCTAATTCTTCCAGTAGATCCTGGGCTTCTTCAATGGAAGAGCATTTGTAATCTTCCTTCAATGTTGCTGTAATCTGTGCAAGGCGTCCTTTCAGTTCCGAGGCCTCCTGGGCAGACTCCTCGGCAATCTTCTTCATCCTGAGTAATTCCCGGGCCAGCTTATCCTGATCGTCTTTCATTTTATTTCTCCTCCAAAGATTTCCAAACCAATTCTTCCACATTTGTATGCACATCATTCATAGAAAAGAATTGATCCAAATTTTTCCGAAAAGAAACCTCGGATGACCAATCCATATCTAACTTGGCAATAAATGCCTCTAACCTGTTTTCTTTTTCCTGCACAGCTTCCAGGTGTTTCCTGGAAATTACGGATATATCTCCTTTTTCTATTGGAAGAAATACGGGAATTACTGTATTTGTATCCGCATACCATAGATATACACGTGGTTCAAATTCTATCTGGTCTGCTGTCATTCGCATCAGGGATCCGGGGTTTACAAGTAGCCGCTTTCCTAACTGGTGTGTAAATGGCTTATGGTTATGTCCTGTTAAAATTAAATCAGGCCCCCTCATGTTTTTTAACAGTCGGCTTGCATTTGGATCTGTACAGCCCGGCCAGGGGAGTTCCCCCTGCCATACCATGGTATGGTATACAAGCACCTTCTTAGTAAACATATTCAATCCCAGGGGGAAGACCGGATCTTGTGGTAAAGGCTGATTCCAATGATACCCGGAAAGAACGTTAAGTGTTTTTGTCCTATCCAAGACTTCTATTCCACATTTATCCCGCATTTCAATGTTATTCTGTGGAAGATCATGGTTACCAAATACTGTCCAGAACTGCTGTGGAAGATGTTCGATTGTATTCGTGAGCAGATACGGACTTGGTTTCCAATGATTAAATAGATCCCCAGAATGAAGAACAGGGCAATTATGTTCCCGCTGCAATGCTGAAACGAAATTAACCTTTTCCCATTGCTTTTCCCAGTAATTATCTACCCTACATAATGGGATATCTTCCCGAAGATGCCAGTCACCCGTTAAGATTGCCGTGCATTGTTGAATTGTGGCCTTTGTTCGTTTCATAGTCCTTCCTCTGTTGACCATACTATGCTTCCAATAACGCACGAGATTATTCCACAAGCATTAATAGGCCATATTCGCAACAGAACTTGCATATGGGTCAATTCAGGATGAAATACCCAGTAAATTCCACACAATAAGATCAAGAAGAACCCAGTAAGATAAAATATGGAACTACTCCAACCCTGCGTTTCTTTTGAATTCATATTACCTAATCTCCTGGTTACAAAGTGGACAAACAGAGGGCATCATTGTTTTCAATTTCTGTGTCGTTTGCTGGGATAACTGTAACTTGCTTTGAAAGGCTGTTCGGGTCTGCCGGAATATCTTAATACTAACTTGTATCTTGTCTTGCTGAACTACCAGTTCCTTCAAGCAGAGTATCTTTTCGGATAGCTGGGCTATTGCTGTTACGGGTTTGCCCTGACGTGCTTTTATTTGGTATGCTTGATCTATACAGACAATTAATTCCACCAACTTCAATAACGTTACTTTCCTGGAAGCCTGCTCCTGCAACTGTTTAAATTTGATATCCAAGGGCTTCAATGCTTGAACAGCCCTGGCCTTGTTTTCATACGATTCCAGTGCTTCCTCACAACGGGTTTTCTTATGGATTAGATTTTTCAATTGCGCAATCTTGGGAATATTAATAGCAATTCTTTCCTGGCATTTCTCAATCTTGGTAATCTCGGCCTCTGCACTGAAAAGGTATGTGAATTCCTCTACCTTGCCTTGATGCTTCAGAACATCCATTTCTAATCGCTTTATTTGCCTCCCGCATTCACCTGTCCATGATTTTAAATTCTTAACAGACAGGTCAATATCGGAAAGCCCGGCAATGTCATTAAAAAATGATGCCACATCCCCTGGCGTACTTGATAACAAGAATGGCGCTGCAATTTGTTGTTGAATATTAATTACAGGATCGACCTTCAGAAGTGATTGAATATCTTGTGGGACTTCTGTTCCTGCCAGCAATTCCTTGCTATCAAATCTATACCAGTTTTCAGTTTTGCTTTTTTCTCTCCCTACTGTGACGCCGTCAATGGTTAATTCAACTTCTGTTTTCTGGGTTCCCCAGGATAAAAAAGAATGGCCTAGTGGCCGATTCGTCATTACCCAGGTAATTGCCCTGAAAACTGCGGACTTGCCAGAATCACTTGATCCAACCACAACGTTGACCCCTGGATGGAATTCCAGGGTTGTGTCTTGATGTGATTGGAAATTCTTAATTTTTACTTTAGTTATCATATGCACCTCCTTTATTATATTATACGGAGTAGCAGCCGTTTTACTTATGATAAAACTCAGGTGGGAGGTGGAATTCTTTATATAGTTTTTGAAGGGATTTGACTAATCTCCCAGACTTGGGATAAGGGGGGACTTGCTTTACGCCAGGGGCATCTTGTACAATCTTTTTTAGTTTGTTGTAACTTGACTTTTTAAGAATCATCGGCTTAGCAGCCTCGGATGGATGTAGGTAGGGAAGATGGGCTTGTTCAAGATACAACGCCATATGCCGCAGTACATCAGGGAGTTCTTCTTGGCATATGGCGTACCGAACACAGTTGTTTTCAATCTTACCGAGGAGCACATTACATGACCTGCAAAGCACCCCTCTTATCTGCCCGGAACCCTTGAGTCTCTTCTTATGATGATGATCCAGGCAAGGGGCATTTATCTTCCTGTGACAGATAGGGCAGAATCCCCCTTGTTTTTGAGATAGGGCTTCTCTTAGGGTCCCAATATCCCCCCACCCGAGTATCTTAATTTTTGCCATAAAAAACCGCCCACTCGTCAAGTCTGTTGTAATCAGTCTGCCATTTTGTAAATCCATATGTCTTGCAAACCTGTCTCAATTTCTCCTTTTGAAAGCAGGATGGGTTCATTTCTGGAAGGGCCGTTCCAGGGAGAGGCAGTTTAACAAGCCATTCATTTCTATCAATGATATCCTGTCCTGATTGGATAGCCCTGGCCTTAACGGAATCCTCTTTTAATTCTCCTTTTAAATACTTGATTGCTGTTTTTTCACCTACACCCTTTATCCCTGGAACCGTATCAGAGGTGCACCCAGCAATCTGTTTAACTTGGACCCATTGGTTAGGTGTAATCCCATGTTCAGCCGTAAATGATTCCCGGGTTACTGTTTTAATCTCTTTTGTACTGGGCATGGAATAGACGTCAGTGTAATCCAATAACTGAAATAGATCAGCATCCCCTGATGCCGTTATGAATTCCTGGTGTTCTGCATGGCTCATAACAATCTTAGCAATGATGTCGTCAGCCTCATAGCCTCCCTGGATGAAATTATTACAGAAACCAAGTTCTGGGAGGATCTGGGTACGCAATAATCGAAATTGAGCAAAAGCATCCAGTAATTCTTGATCCGGAGTCTCCGTTTTGTTCCTGTCCTTGTAAAATGGATACCTTTTCTTTCTTAGGGATTTCCGGCTATCCCATACAAAGACAACCTCATCAGGGCGAACGGCCTTTCCGAGGGTAAATAACTGGTTCAGGAAACCAAAAATAACCCCCGTAGGGGTTTCATTGTAAGATAAAGGGCCTGTAGTATGAAAAGCCCGATGGCATAAGTAGTTGGAATCCACAACAAGTATTTTTTGTTCCAACTAATCACCGCCTTAACTTTGGCTTGCGTTCTATTTCAAATTCCTCTTCCACGGCTTCCCACAAATCAATGGTCTGCTCACGTAGATCATTTTCCAAACCATGTCTTTCAACATAGGCAATGGCATCATGCATAGATTTCCCGGCTGACTGACCGTCTACCTCGTATGTCCCTGATTTTGTCATTGACTTCACAAAATGGAGATTACCCCGGATGTCATCTATTCCGTAATCAAACATAATGAAAACACTGGCATCTCTGTAGGGCTTCCATACCGAGGACTTAAATACCTCTACCGGGGTTTCCACACCAATAACCCGTGTTAATTCTTTACCGGCAATCTTCTTCTTATCCTTTATCTTGGTACTGGACATGCACCGTAGGCGCAGACTTGCATAGAACGGAATTGCTTCCCCTCCAGGGCTTTTGTACTTCATACCATATGGCCCAGCATCCAAATTCTGCCGTACTTGATTGGAACAAACCATCAGGATGTTTTTCTGGGTAAGGACACGACATGTCTTTCTACACTCCTCTGAGAACTCTTTCGCACGGCGCATTCCCATCTTATCCCCCTCATCCTTATCCATTTCCATATTGGTCGATAAGGCTGCAAGAGAGTCAGCAAAGACACCGTTAATCTTGCCCGTATCTTTAGGTTCCCAGTCGCGGACGGACTTAAATACCTCCGGGATAAGATCAGGGGTATCATATTCCCCTTCATTTATCTGCAAATCAAAAATCTGGGCAAATTGCTTATTTAGCCGTGCTTCTGGATCCTTGAACTTAATCTGACCGCCCTGTCTCTGTACAGCACCTGCAATTTCACATAACAGAACGGTCTTCCCTGCACCAGAAGGACCGAAGATTTCAACCAGAATACCCCCTGGGATACCACCACCCCGAACACGTCCTCCTGAAATAGCCAGGTCAAGTAATGTGGATCCCGTGGAAATGTAGGTCTCAGTTCCCTCATATTTCGGGGACTCTTTGACAACCCGGGCAACTTGTACTTTCTTTACCATTTGATCCGAGAGTTTGACAGCCTCTGCATTCTCAGTTTTTAATCCAATCTTTGTTCCAATCTTTACCCGTGTTCGCTCCATCATATTCCCCCAACTCCATAAGTAGATTCTAGCTTCCGTATTATACGAATGATAAGATTTTCAGAGACATTTCGTTTTATTAATGTTAAACGAATTTCATGCTGATATTCACGGTAGCGGGCCATCACATCCCCAGCATCCAACCAGCCCGCAGATCCTTTTTTATTCTTTAATCGGGTCATCCATTCTGTACCAGCCCTTGCCGACATAACCTGAAGAATATGTTCCTCAGGTTCCCCCTCTGATATCACCTTTTCCACGGCATCACGAAAAATACTAGAAATTGTTGTGCCGCGGTATAATGCAAGCAAGTTCAAGTAATCAGCATCTCGTCGAGGAATATAACCCCCGACGAGTTTGTCTCCACCTCTTTTGGGCCAGACAATGCTGAAAGGATTCCCCTCATGTTTTTGTTCCTGAGGGGGCTCCACTTTATGCACGCTCTTTCACTTCAATGCAATCATCCCAAAGATTACATTCATCGCATTCATCCTTGGTATCCGTGTCAACTCCAAATTTAAACCCATGGGGACATTTACCTTTCCCCTCTGCAGGCTTTGCTTTCAGCTTTTTCGGGGCTTCTTCAGGGGCATTTTTTGTAAGGGCCTTTTTCTTGGGAGCAGGTGCCGGAGCTGCCTTCTTTCTTACCGGAGCAGGTGACTCAGTTGTCTTTCCAACTTGGCGTTGTCCAGAACCCCTGCAAGGCTTGCATTCCCCTCCTTTTGAATTAACCCCGGTACCCTGGCAAGCTCTGCATTCCCGGACATCCTCCTCAGGTTCTTCCTCGTCCTCTTCCTCGTCGCCAGGTTCAGGGGCTTCGTCCTCCTCAGGTTCTTCCTCGTCGGTTTCCTCCTCTTCTTCCTCGGGTTCCGGCTCAGGGGCAGGTTTCTTCTTCCGGGTCAATTCTGCTTTCTTAGTCTTCCTGGGAGCCTCATCCTCTTCCTCTTCCTCTTCCTCGTCGTCAGTATCCCCCTGCGGTGCTGCACCTGATTCAAAGAAAAGGGCTTCAACTTCAGCATAGGAAGGGCATACCAGCATTTCATCCAGGTTAGGAATATCTTCGAGAACACTGTCTTCATACTGCGCATCACGGTCCTCGAAATCAATCCGGGAAGTCTTGGCAAATGTGCTTGTACCAAATTTCTCCTCACTAAACCGCACCCTAACAAGAAGCCCCTCTTCCAAATCAGGGAATGCACAGAATTCTTCGTTCTCCTCAAGTTCCTCATTCAACGTCTCCTGGAATAAGAACTGGCTGATATCCCAAACACACACTTCCTCCTTGTAGTCCTTTGCTCCGATGGGGACTACAAGGTACAGGTTCCTTAAACTTGGTTTCAATTCCCTGACTTCATCATATTCGGCTCCATCTTTTAATCTTGTCGCCTTGTATTCACAGATGGGGCAGGGCTTTCCCCAAGTTGAGGGACATACGACAGACTTGTTTTCTGATCCAATATTGCGATGCAGCCTATATGGTTTCTTGTACCACAGATTGGTATCTGGATTTCCTGGAATAGCAATGCCGTTGTCTATATCTCTATCCACGTGATTCGGATCAGTGACAACATAAGGCATAAAATTCAAATTGACCTTACCTCCAGGGGTCTCTTTGAAAATGGTGCATCCCCTTGGAAGTTGGAGATGTCCATAACTGGATCCCTGTGTTCGCTGTTTCTGGGTATTAACAGCGACCTTCCCACCAAACTTATTCTTTCTTTTTGCTTTTGCCATCTTCGTACTCCTTGAATTGTTTTTGTCCCATTAAGATTCCAAACATAACACACTTGCCGAGGATATATGCAATGAACGGAAGGATGGTCAATGCACACCCAAGAGAACAGAGAATATAGATGAGAATTGACCAGTTCATTACTTTTTCCTTTTCATAATGATTTTTGTATTACTTGCTTTCTGGACTTCCTGCTTCTCCCATTCTTTCGTCAAATCCCTGGGAACAGATGGCCCAGCAAAGTACTGCTGTCCATGTAGCCTAACAAGGTTTTCCAAGGCCGTCTTTTTCTGATCAACTGCCCGGACGGCTGCCATGGCCATATCATTCTCGTATTTCAGATTAAGATATGTTTCCATGGCATCCTTGTATTCCGTCTGAATAAGAATTGTTGCTAAGATGGTTCCTTCAGTTAACTTAGTCAACCCATAATTATCTGGGAATTGCCTAATATCCCGGTCAAGCTGGGCTTTAGTTACCTCAAGATCCTCTTTAGCATGATCCATTTCCAATTTACTCTTCGCGGCAATTTGCCCGTATTTCATCATCAACTTGGGTTGGCGTAACCATTCTACGTCAAGTCCTTGTTGATCAATTCTTGTATCATTTTCATATGCCATATTCACCTCCACCTTGTTTGTCCTCTGCATAATATATTTCCGTATAATATAATATACGGAAATTGCAGGTATTCCATTAGTTTTTAAAATGGGGTATCATCACTATTCCCACAGACAACAGAGTAGCATACCAGCACAACTCCCGGGAAACCAATATCATAAAATGGTTCCCGCAACTCTTCCATTATGCTACCAGCATTCGGATTTTCTCCCTTGAGAAGGACAGAAGTACAATATCCTAATACCATTCTACGGATTGCCTCGGCATCGAAGTCTTTTAGCCCAGTTAAAATATTGCTGACTTTTTTCCAGCC